GTCAGACGCAACAACTTCATTCGTCTGTTGATATAGGTTCTATATCTGAACTCAGAGGCAATGCACAAGTCTTAAGAGACAAATCTTATGGTGCTGAACTAGAGTTTAACATCCAACAAATGGATGATGTCCGCACAGAGGCGGGCAGAGTTGCTATTACTTTTGAAGATAGTTCTACAGTTAAGTTAACTGAACATTCCAAGTTAGTTATAGATGAATATATCTATGACCCTGACCCATCAAAATCTAAGATGGCACTTAAGTTTGCTAGTGGTACAGCACGTTTTATTACAGGCAAGTTTAATAATAAAAGTAATATATCTATTAAAACACCTACTGCTGATATAGCTATTAGGGGTACAGACTTTACTTGTACAGTAGATGAACTAGGTAGAAGTCTAGTTATATTGTTGCCTGATGAGAATGGTATATCTAGTGGCGAGATAGTTGTAGCTACAGCTATGGGTAGCGTTACATTAAACAAACCTTATCAAGCTACCACAGTATCTGTATATGAAAACAATCCTACTAAACCTGTTACGTTAGATATATCACTAGACTTAATAGATAACATGTTGATTGTTAATCCTCCGCAAGAAACAGAACAATCAATAGAGGAAACAAGAACACAATCATCTGTAGATTATTTAGAGTTTGATGATCTTGATATAGATTATTTGAATGAAGATTTTCTTGATGCAGAGGCAGACCTTGAGTTTACAGAACTAGATGTAAACTATTTAGATGTAAATTTTTTAGAAGATTTACTTAATGTATTAGATGCACTAGCTATATCTAAAGAAGAAGATCAATTAAAACAAGGCGGTGTAGGTATTCGTATAGTTGGTACAGAAATAGGACAAGATAAAGATACACAGATTACAACTATAGTTACAGGGCAGACTATAAGTTTAAACAGAACAGTAAATCAAAGTGCAAGATTAAATCTTGATGGTTCTAATAGTTATACGATTATACTTATACAAGATGGTGTTGCTAATACAGTTAAAATTAATGGCGGTTCATCTACAACAATAACAATTAAACAAGGGTCAGGATGAAGAAGAGTATTATATTTATAGGTTTATTTATTACGCTAGGTTCAATATATATTTATCAACCTGTAGCCTATGAAATATTAAAACTAAAAACCTTTGATGTTTTTGTAGAAGAAAAAGAACCTTCAGGATATTTTACTGTACTTAATATAACTGAAGATGATATAACTAACGAGGGCGGTTATCCTTTACCAAGACAGAGGTTAAGTGAGATACAAGCGCAGTTGTTAGAAAATGGTGCTTCTGGTATTGGCTGGGTAATCGCCTTCCCACAGCCAGACAGATTTGGTGGTGACTTAGAGTTTAAACAATCTTTAGAGCAGGCTGCGTCTGTGCTGGCAATGTTTGAAGGTAACAATGGTTTATATCCTCCTACTACTGGCACTGTAATATTGGGTGATGATATAGGCGGGATGCAAATAAAAGGTGTGATCCAGAACATTGATATGTTTAAACAGTCAGCAGCGCAGGGCTTGGCTGTAGCCCGGACCGATGTAGATAATCTTATACGTAGACTTCCTTTATTAATGCGTACACCTGATGGATGGACACCAGCTTACGGAACAGAAGTATTAAAGATACTGGCTGGTGCAGATACTTATGTTATTAAAACAAATGATAATGGATTAGAAGAGATACGAGTTAGAGGTTTGCCACCTGTGCCTGTAGATTCTTTAGGTCGTAAGTGGATTAGTTGGGTTGATACACCACAGACAGACTTAGCAACTATGGATGTACAAGATAAGTTTGTGTTTATAGGTTTTACAGCTAAAGGTATTATGCCTCAGTTAGCTACGCCTATAGGATTATTAGAACCACACAAAATACAAGCAAGCTTAGCTGAAAGTATACTTATACAAGACAGTCCTTACATACCTGACTACGCTCTAGCACTAGAGATATTATTGTTTGTTGCCTCTGTCGTATTTGTTTGGCTTGTATTAAACGTATTTGGTATTACTTTAGGGATAACATTCTTTGTTATAGTTTTTGCTTCTACGGCTTTCTATGGCGTTTATACGATACAAAGTGGTATATTAATAGATGTAACTTGGGTATTAATATCACAATTTATTACTGCAAGTGCTGCTTTCTACTTAAGATTTAGAGAACAATACAAGTTAAGACAACAAATAAAAAAACAATTTGAACATTATCTTGACCCAAGACAGGTAAAAGAATTACAAAAAAATCCTAGCTTGTTAAAGTTAGGGGGAGAAAAACGATATGCTACCTTCTTATTTACTGATGTTAGGGGATTCACATCTATGTCAGAGTCTCTTGAACCGGAAGACGTTACCTACATTATGAATAAAGCTTTGACTGCACAACAAAGTGCAGTGCAAAAACATGGTGGTATGGTAGACAAGTATATAGGTGATGCAATGATGGCAATATTTAATGCACCTATAGATCAAGACTTTCACGAAAACAAAGCTATAGATTGTGCTGTAGATATCCAGCGTAACATGGAAAGTTTAAACGTAGAGTTAGCGGACCGGGGTATCCCGGCTGTAGCTATTGGTATAGGTATAAACACAGGTTATGCTGTAGTAGGAAACATGGGTAGTGAATCTAGGTTTGATTACACAGCTATTGGTGATGCTGTAAATATAGGAGCAAGACTAGAAAGCGGCACAAAAGAAGCTGGCGTTGATGTGTTAATAGGATATAACACTGCTATAAAGAGTGATTATGAGTTAAGATTATTAGAACCTTTACATGTAAAAGGTAAGGAGAAAGCATTAGATGTTTACACACTATAAAAAATTGGCTGCGCCCGCACGTGGTGGTGAAGATGTTTAAAATAAGTGTCGGACTTGCAATCGCTCTGGTCTTATCTGGTATATGGATATGGAGTTTAAACGCAACTATAACGCAGCTTCAGGCAAATCAGATCGTACTAGAAACTGAAGTCGCTAAACAGAATGAGCAAATAAAAAAGAATTTGGAACAGCAAGCGCAGACTTATGCGCAGATAGACAGCTTAACAAAGAAGAATCAGGAGTCCATGCGTGAAGTAAACGCACTCAAGCAGACATTCGCTAAGCATGACTTGGATAATCTTGCCCTAGCAAAACCCAAGATGATAGAAACTAGAGTCAATAGAGCGAGCAAGAGAGTGTTCGATGACCTAGTTAAGATCACTAACCCTACACAATTTGATGAGACAGATGAAGAAACTAGCAATACTGATTAGCTTTTGCCTGTTGGCAAGTGGATGTTCGTTGATGAGACAGGCAGTCAAGCCTATAGAAGTGGTCAACATAGAGGAAAGACCGCCTATGTTTCACCCTCCATTGCCTATGGAAATGCAGATGATGGAGTTCGATTGGGAGGTTCTAACGCCTGAAATCATGCAAGAGTACCTCACCCTTGTCGAAGAAGGTAAAGCACCTAGACAGGCTTATTATGCGCTTACAACGAAGGATTATGAGAACATCAGCAACAACATGGCTGAGATCAAGAGATACACAAGGGATATCCTTGCCATCGTAGAATACTACAGAGACTTAGACGAGTAGATTACTTTGTTCTCCATATTCTGTAACCATTAGGAGAAGGCTCTTCGGTCTTTCTTACTGTAACTGACCAACCCAAACGTATCATTGCATGTCTATATCTTTCAGAATCTTTTTTTGTGTTAACCCATATAGAGTCACCCACTTCCATCTTCTCAATGTCTTTTCTAGTTTCTGACCTTGCTTTTTGTATTGGTATATCTTTATCTATTTTCATTTGTTTTCCTATGTTGCTTTTGCTTTTGGATAAGGCATGATTGGGTAATTAAGATTGGCTTTAGCTTTTTTTGTAAAAGATTTATCTCCCACAAATATTACATATCTGTGTTTTAAAGACCTTAATCTGTAACCTACATCATCACCATATTCTTCCTCCATTTGTTTGTAAGTTTTGCCTCTGTATGTAGCATGATGCAGATGTGGTTTCGACTTTAAATAAATTTCTTTAATAGGTTTAGTAATACCTGTGTATAAAAAATTTGTGGCTTGATACACAATACCTACATGACCTTGTGTTGAGTCTGCATAACTAACAACAATTTTGTTGCCTAACTTCTTTAAAGAATTGCCTACTAAAAAAGACGCTTCGTTTTTGTTGTTATTTTTTAAAACCAATCTATTCAACTCTATAACATCTTTTTTAAAATGCTCTCCACATACTCCTTTGAGTAGCGTGTGTGATGGTGGTATTCCATAACTACATATACCTAATAAATCTTTATCAGAATAAAGACCATAAGCAATTTGTAGTGGTGGCATCCTCTTTGCGTAATGAATATCTAATATAAAAGGTTTTGTTTCTTCATAAGAAACTTTTTTAATTTCATATTTTTCTTTCACTACCTTCCTACTGCTTGCATAAATTCGTTTATATGCTCAGTTAATTTTGTTTGACCTTCTTTGTTTTCTTTTAAATCTTTACGACTTAAAACACCACAAACATTTCTGATTACCTCAGATGCATATGTCTCATCGTTTTCTTCTGACTCGTCCACAGAGTACAACTGCATCCATCGTTCAGAGTTTAAACGTACCCAGCTTATGTAGCTGGGGTCACGGCATATCAAACATGCTCGTTTAAATGCACGTTCACCTATGGTTACTTCTTCAGGTATCACAGGGTAATCAGTTTCATCTTCCATCCTGACAATACCCAACATATACCTAGCACCTATCTGACTAACAGATAATTCTTGCGTAAGTAACTTAGGCACATCATCAGGATGTATAAGGAAAGAAACTACTGTACCCTCCCTTGTCTGCCTGTATGCGTGTTTCTTTGCCTCAACACCTTGTAAGGCTTTCTCAAGTACATCTTTACCTACTGTCATATTGCACTCCTAATAATATCTAATTTCAAAGATTATTCTTTCAACAGTCGGCATCCATACAAGACCAAGCCATAAGGTGAATAAAACCAAGCCTGTAATAAATACCACTTTGATTAAGTTAAACCAACTAGACTGTAAGTAATCTATTGCATCACTTATTTTGTTAAACACTCGTTCTCTTTTCTGTATTTTCTTTTTAGGTCTACCCATTTATTTCTCCTACTTATTAATAAATTTTAATATCTCAACATCAGCTAAGATTGCATTAGCTACTACTAAGATTGCAAAGGACAGTAAGAATATGACAAACAAAACAAAGACTATGATGGCTACACCAACCCATTTCATTTCTTTTTCTAATTCTTTTTCAAATATCTTTTCTTCAAATTCTTCTTCAAATACTTTTTTCAAAGCCATAAGCCTATTTCCAATTCATTAATGTCATGTAACACATCATCAGGCAAGAAGTAAGCGTGTCTGTTCGTACCCTGTGGGTCACTCCAATACTTCTTATCCTTGCCATCAGCACCCATAATCCACCCCTTGATATAGAACTCAGGGGGATTTGCATATACAAGCACGTAAGGTCTATCGTCCTTATCGTCATCATGTAGTATCAATCGTTTCTTACTGTGATCTACTGTGCGTACTTGTAACTTCTGCACATCATCCGCTTGATAGTCACCAAGCGAACCACTCCACCATAAGCCACCCCACTTGGCAACACAAGCCTCGCCCATAGTGCCATAGATATTGATCGCCCATGCGGTCATGTCTTTAGGCGCACCATACTTAGGTGTACGATTGTCTCGTAGATTCTGTACCATGCGCATAAGTCCTTGTTGTCCGGCAGTTAACATTTCAGCCGGTGTTAAAGTAACTTTTATTTCTCGTTGAACTCTTTCCATTTTTCATCCACCCACTCCAAAGGGTCTACTCCTTCCATCGCCCACCATCTACCCTCATTACCATGAGCGTGTAGTAGGCGGTGATGTTCTTCACAAAGCGGTACTGCAAACTGATCTCCTGTTCGCCTCATTCCACGTGAGCCTTCCATGATGTGTGTAAGGTGATGCGCTTGCGAAGGTCTACTACAAATTAAACATCCATGTGATCGCACAAAAGTTAGATACTTCTGTGAACGTATCTTGTCCGCCCAATCGTTAGAAGGGGATGTCATCGTCAGAAGGTTTAAACGATGTGTCACTACCTATAGCGGTGTTTTGTGTACCAGTAGTATTTTGTGATTGATAGCCAACATCAGGTGGTTTAGGTGTTCCTTGAAAGTATTTCTTACCTTCTTTAGAAACTTTCTCCCAACTGTTTGCCTCTAAATCTTCACCATTAAGAGTCAACTTAACTAGGTATGTAGGTCTATTATCACCCTCAACTTTGTTCCTGTTCTTGTATATGCGTAGCTTATGTTCCTCGCCTTTCACACGAAAGAACACGCTCACATCTACTGCGCTATCAGGGTTCTCATTATTAGGAAATATCCTAAGACTATCAGGGTATTCTTTTTCCATATTTTTCTCCATTAATTAAACAAGTCATGTAAGGCGGAAGTTTTGTGAGTAACCGCCTTACACTATCCATTTCTTAACCCAAAGAGGACTAGCCTTTGATTAATTGGGTGGCTGAAAGCACACACCCATCGGTTAAACTTCATCTTGATCTATGACCTCTCTGATTTTCTTCAACTCGGCAACTGCCTCATCAAACTTTTTCTTATCTTGCCTTTGCAACTGTGCAGTTTTTTCCGCACTAGCTAACCAAAGTTTTTCTACTTCGATTACAGTATCTTTACCTCTAGCCTCTTCAAGAAGGTTTTCTATAAAGACATGTAAATCCTCTGTGTTGCTAGGCTCTTTTACTTTGCCGCCTTTCTGTACCTGTGGCTCAGCACCTACATGATCTGTATCTGCTATCTGTCCATCATCGTCTACATCTGTAGCTATGTTGAGCATAGAACTCAGCGCATACCTACGCATGTAAGTCAGCGCAGAACCTAGAGCCTGTGCGCCATCACGTTGTTGTCTTAATGGCAACTCACTTTCTATCCACTCACCACTACTATGTAATAGTCTCGTGACTAAGGTGTTGCCTTTATTACTAACGATTGGTATTTGCACCACAGATAAACCATGCTTGCTAGTTATAGGAACTATAACTTTTAATATATCAGCTAGATCAGCGTAACTATACTTGTAGCTTTTGCCATCGTGTGTACGCACCTCAACTGTTTTTGTCTTAGGTATGGTTGGGAACTCAGACTGCGCCTCCGCTAGTGCCTTTCCTAACTCACCTAATGTTTCACTTGTACGACTAGATGTAATTACACCTGTCGTGTCATCAATCATTTCCATTTAATTCTCCTTGATATTGGTCACAAAATGCAGACACATCACAGAACTTTGCACAACGAATCGCTTCGCCCTTGCGATGTTCTATGACGTAATCTTCGTGTTCCTCAACAAATTCTTCGGCTAATTCCTGTGAGTCATAGAGTTTAAACGCTCTCTTACCACCGGATTTCATCACCGCAAACTTGTCAGGTCTCTTCCATCTTTCCTCGTCTGTACAATCAGGCAAGGTGATAGCAGATAACTGATGTGCCTCCACTTTATCACGCACAAACTGTTCTTGTTCTGCAAACGTCCATAGGTCTATGTCAGTAACAGTAACTTCACTTTGTGGATAATCAGGATTTCTTTCAGCTTCAAATGAGGAATGATCGCGGATGATGTTAACAATCTGTAGTTGGGATACTTCCCTACCATTCTTGCGAGCAAGCCAAGCGTATATATTGAGTTGCTCAACATCACTTCTGCGACCATTCATCACGGCATAAGCCTTACGAGTTTTCCAATCCATAATTGTTATGCCTTGAGGGTCTAATCTTTGTACGTCTATTTGACCTGATACTGTCCATCCACAACATTGAGCAAAGTATCTTTGCTCTAAGATATAACCATCTAGTGTTCCTAGTTCTAGGATGTGATGCACCGCCCTTCCAAACAGAGACCACACTTGCTTGGAAACATCTACTACGATTTGATCGTCATGTTGATATGCTAGGTGTGCTTGTCTAGGTGGCTTGAGTAGTCCTGTTGCGGATATGTCAGCCTTGCCACGTGAATACGTATCACGGACGACTGCTTTCGCAAAAACATCCGGAAGATTATTCACATTGCTATACTTCATATTACACTCTCGCTATCTATTAAATACTAGATTCAATAAGTTGTCAAACATTTGTGTAAATTTGTGCAGATTAAGGGGAAAAGTATTTATCGCTATCGAGACCTTTTCCCCTTATAACTGGAGTGATAAACCATGAATAAATTTATCAACGTAAAAATTTTTTAAAAAAAAACTTGCACGCAAAATACATTCTATAGTATTTTGTAAATAGAACAAGTGGAGGGGTAAGACCATAGCACTTGTTCATTGATGGTTACTATGGGATGCATACATAGCCAAATGCGAGACCGAAAGTGTGAACGCAGTATGCCTTAAAGCACTAGATTTAAGTAAGTAGCACACGAATCAGACATTGAGTGCAGTAGTCTGATGCCAATAGCGATGTCCGAGAAGATTAGCATGGCGTAATGTCTACTCTTTGTTTACACACAAGGATGTTAGACCTATGCCATAACTCAATCCTCAAAGAATAGCATGAGAGTAAGTCCATAAAAAACTGGAGAAAAATATGGAAAATGAATATGCCTTTGAAGGTGTTGTAATCAGGCTGACTCAAGCTGACTATGACAAATGGCTTAAAACCTTCACAAACATACCTAACTTAGATGCAGTCCTGATGTCACGTGACGTGTGGTTATCAGAGGAGGCTGACGATAAATCAAGAAAGAAATGGTATATGTCCACAGTAAATTATCTTGTCAATGTGGATGCAAGATTCAAAGACAAGAATAAAAAGGACGAGCAAGGACGTAGGCTCGGTGAAGATGGCAAACATATATTTAAGAGGATGCCATGAACGAAGTAAAACTAACTAAGACTTTAGACCAACAACTAAACGATAAAGGAATACATCTTAGGCACTATGACATAGGGCAACAGAAAACTACATGCCCTGAGTGTTCGCATGAACGCAAGAACAAACGTGACTTGTGCCTGTCAATAAATATAAATGAACAGGGCGCACGATGGCGATGCCATCATTGCTTGTGGGAGGGCAACGCATGGCGAGAGTCATTGAAGAAACCACCACAGATACGAAAGGTTGCGCCTAAGAAACCATCCATAATACCCAACACAAAAAGTGTACGAGGTACATGGGCGGAACAATTCTTAAACGAGCGAGGAATAGACACAGACTTT